GAAGGTTGGACGCCCTGCTGAGTCGGTTTCTAAGGAATGGGAATTCTTTACGACCGGCGGCGATAGCATGGGGTTCCTTACCTACACGAAGCGGGAGATCAAATTGTATTTCCCAGACGCAAAGATAAAAAAAGACTGTGTGTATCTCTAAAATTAAGGCCGGTTCTGCCGGCCTTTTTTATTTGTATCGAAACAATTGCTTGATCCGCCACATATGTCGCGTTATACTGCATTTGTCCTCGGTCATACGGGGCAATTGCATTGGGGGAGACTTTCTGCGGGCTGTAATCGGCGGTCCAATAACGAAAATTGGGATGGGGCTTCCCCGGCGGTCGTTGTGCCGCGTTATGTTCCCTTCAATCCCATAAGCCGATAAAACCGGGTTTGGCTTGCTACCCGGTTTCCAGTATGTCGCCGGTCGTGTGGTGCCGCCGGCGGCATGGAGGCGGGGTGGCGCGTCGTCGTAGTCCATCCCGCCTACTCTCATTAGGAAAATACATGAACAAGGATGAGTTGCTTCGCGCCAGAATATATTTGGGCCTGTCGCATGATGGTCTGGCGGAAGTGCTGGAAGTGGCGGCCGGGCGGACGGTCCGTCGATGGGAGGCGGGCGAGAAAGAGGTGCCGGGGCCGGCGGCGGTCCTGCTTGATGTCTTGATAGAGTTTCCAGAGGTGAGGGAGTTTTTAGATATCCCACCGCAGCCTCAATGGGAGACGCCTTTCGAGGAATGGGAAAAGCTATTCATCGCCGGGGCTGTTAATCCTAAACCATAATCCCGTTTAATCGGCCGCTTCCGTGGTATATATTCGCCACAAAGGCGGCGAAACAAAACGGGCGGCAAATGGCAAGCCAAGAGAAGATAGTAGATAAGGACGGCAATAAGCTTACCCGCGTATTTGTCCCGTTCAAGCTAAAGGTCGGGCGGCCTTCCTCTTACGATCCGAAGAATTGCGATGAGGTATTAAGGCTTGGGGCGGAAGGCGCGTCTATCGCTCAAATCGCCGTTCACTTCAATGTAGACAGGCAAACGGTCTACGATTGGGGAAAGAAATATCCAGATTTTGCCGCTGCTTTGCGCCGCGCATTCGATCTGAGCCAGTCATGGTGGGAATTATACGGCCGACACGCGGGGATAATTCCAAGCTTCAATGCGACGGTTTGGAAGAAGACAATGGAATGCCGGTTCCGGGGCGACTACACGGAATCAAAGGAAATGGTCATATCCGGGCCGGATGGTTTGCCGGTGGAAATGACCGCACAGAATAACGCCCTGAATATCGAACTGCTCCACCCGGAAGACCGGGAGACGTTGAAGCAATTGCTTCTGGCGGCGCAGGAGGGGGCGGCCGAAGAAAATGAAGAATAATGATCTGGATGAAAGCTATCGCCTGTTCTTGGAAATAGAAGCGGCGATCAGGCTTCACGATCTGAGAACTGAACAGTCATTAGACGTGCTGGCGTCAGTGGCGGTCAAAATCCTCTGCAATGAAGCGCCGGATCGTCAGACGGCGGACGAATGGACAGGGGCTTTCGGTCTTCATGTCATTAAGACTTTCAAAGACGCAGCCAATGGCGGCGATACGGCGTGGTCCAGACTGAGGGTGCATTAATGGACCTTGGCCTAATAGACCCTCGCCTGCGGGGCCGGACTGCGGCGGACGTGATGGACGATATCGTCCGGGCGGAATGCAAGGAAAGCCTTTCCAAGTTTATCGAATATTGCTGGCCGATCATTGAACCGGCCATGCCCTACACGCCCAACTGGCATATTGATTTCATCTGCAAGCATTTGGAGGCGATAACGGACGGCGTTCAATTCGAGGATGGGTCTTATTACAACCGCCTCTTAGTGAATGTCCCGCCGGGCTGTATGAAGTCCCTTCTTCTGACGTGTTTCTGGCCCCTCTATGAGTGGGGGCCAAGGAATATGCCGTCCATGCGGTATATCTGCACGTCCCATAGCCAAGACCTTGCGATCCGCGATGGCCTCAAAATGCGTCGCGTCGTGGAGAGTGAGTGGTATCAACGACTCTGGCCGCATGTGAAGCTGGTTGCCGATCAGAACGAGAAAAAGAAATTCGAGAACACCCGGACAGGTTGGCGTCAGGCGGCGGCGGCCGGATCAATTACCGGCAACCGCGCGGATCGAATTTTGATTGATGACCCCCTGTCGGTCAGCGACGCATTATCCGATCAGGTTAAGGAAACGACGACGACATGGTTTCTTGAAGCCATCCCGTCCCGCCTGTCCTCGCCGGTCAAATCAGCCATCGTCTGTATCATGCAGCGATTGAGCGAGGACGACATATCTGGCGTCATCTTGGATAAGAACCTTGGCTACGATCATATCATGCTGCCCATGCGCTATGATCCGGCCCGCGCCGCGCCGACCTTGCTTGGCTATGAAGATGAGCGGACATATGAGGGGCAATTGCTGTTCCCTACCCGCTTCCCGCCGGAGGTTGTGGACCGTGATGAGAAGATCATGGGACCATGGGCAACGGCGGGCCAGCACCAACAATCGCCCGAACCGCGCGGCGGCGGTATCATCCCGCGCGACAAGTGGGTGCTATGGCCGCACGAACATTTCCCTGAATTCGATCTGGTCATAGCCAGTTTGGACACGGCCTATACTGAGAAGCAATCCAATGATCCGTCAGCCATGACGGTGTGGGGCGTCTGGTCTGGCGGTGAAGGCGTCGCTCAAATGGGCAACTATGGAAGCCGGGCGGAAGAAGCGCAGGCGATCATGGAGCGGCGATATAGCCAAGAACACCCAAAGGTCATGCTTGTGAACGCATGGACCGAACGGTTCGAACTGCATGATCTGGTCCAGAGGGTCACGGAAACGTGCAAGCGATATCAGGTCGATACGTTGCTCATTGAGAACAAGGGGCCGGGCATATCGGTCGGCCAAGAATTGCGTCGCCTCTATGGGCATGAGGATTTTAGCGTTCAACTGATTGATCCGAAGAACCAAGACAAGGTCGCCCGCCTCTATGCGGTTCAGCCCTTGTTCTACGATGACCTTGTCCATGCGCCGAATAAGACGTGGTCAGATTTGGTCATCAACCAGTGTGCGACCTTCCCGAAGGCCAAGCATGACGATTTGGTTGACACCGTCAGTATGGGCCTTGGCTGGCTGCGGCGCGGCGGGATGCTGCTCCGGGGCAAGGAATGGACCGAACAATTGGACGAAGGGCGGAAGCATTTGGGCAAGCCGCCAGCGCCGTTGTATCGTTGTTAGACCTTTGTGTTACGCGGGTTTTTGTGTAATGTGGCATATCGCCTCCAATGTATCGGTGGAAAGATATGTCCGCGACCCCCGGCCTGCGTCACAATATTCGTCAAGACCCGACCGCCGGGCTTGGTGCAATTGATCAGATTAATCCGGATAATGATCAGCCGATAGTTGAGCCGCCTGTCTTTGAAGGCAAGCCGCTTCTGCAAATTGAGCATGAAGACGGTTCGATCACGATCAGTCTTGATGGCAAGCCGGTCGAAGAAGCCGACGACACGGCGGAACGCGCAAGAGAATGGTTCTCCAATCTTGTCGAAGATATCGACGACATGGAGCGAAGCCGCATTTGTGAGGATTTGCTACGCGGCATTCAAGACGATCTGGATAGTCGCCAAGAGTGGATTGAAGATCGCGCGCAAGGTTTGCGTCTTCTTGGTTTGAAGATCGAAAGCAATAGCCAAAGCGGCACAAGCGACGGCGCGCCAGTTGAAGGCATGTCGCGCGTTCGTCACCCGATGTTGATGGAAGCCTGCGTTCGCTTCCAAGCAAATGCGATGGCGGAATTACTGCCGACCGATGGCCCGGTGAAAGTCCGTGTTGATTTCGGTCCGTCGCAGATTGAAACCGACGAACTGGCCACGTCGCTTGAACGCGATCTGAATCATTACCTGACGACTGAGGCGGAAGAATATTATCCCGACACGGATCGTATGCTGCTCATGCTTGGGTTTGGCGGCACGGCTTTCAAGAAGGTTTATTTCTGCCCTGAGAAGGGCCGCCCGGTCAGCATGTCGGTCGATGCCGAAGACTTGATCGTCAATAAC